ATCTTAAATAAAAGGGCTTAAATAACATGGGTATATTTACTGGCTCGTTCTTTGATGACGATGAAGAAAAAAAACGGCGTGACCGCATGGAAGGTTTGACTCCTGACTACAAGACTCTTCTTCCACAAGAGGAAGAGTCTTCTGCTTTAAAGAGTCTTGGTTCTGCTAGCATGTCTGGTTTATCTATGCTTGGAAATGCTTTAGATAAGTATTCTGGAGCAAGAGCTGTAAGAGGTGTGCTTGGTGACAAGCCTGAAGAAGCTTTATCTATTATCCCATTTTCTGATATGCTTGGATGGAGTAAGCCAGAAAATATTGTTTCAGGTCAAGACTTAAATAAAAAGTATGGTGTATCAAAACTGCTTGGTGATGAAGGCGTAATGTCTACATTGGGCGGGATAGCTACAGAAGTTATACTAGACCCAACAACTTACCTTACTCTTGGTGGATCAGCACTAACCAAAGCTGGTGCAGCTTTATCTAAACATGGTTATAACCCTGCAAAAAATGTTGTTCAAGCAGCTCAAGGTTTGAAAAACATGGATGAACTTCAGTGGCTTGACAACGGAAAAATATTGTCAAGCTTAAGGCAGACAGGTGTTCCTGAATCAGAGATTGCTTCTCAGTTTTTAAATCAACCTTTAGGTGGACCTCTTGGTTTTAAAATACCGTTTATGAAAGATAGAATTGCGTTGACTGGTGACGCAGGTGTGGCTGTTGCTAACGCAGCAGAAGGTTTAGGCAACGCAATTAGTGGTGCATATCAATACGCTAAAGGTCTGCCTTATGTTGGCAATATGGTTAAAGGTGCTGGAGAAGGAGCAAGTATTATTGGAAGAGCAGCCAACGCTGCATTTGACAGTAGATACAACAACGCAATGTCACCTGAAGGTCAGGCTATTTTTAAAGAAGCAAGCGAAGATGCAGCGATAAATGCTTCAAGAGCAAGAGCTGAAAAGAATCTTTTAAGGAATGCCTTAGGCGAAGATAACAAGTACCCAGAGCTAGCTAGATGGGCTGTTGATAATGGCGAAATGATAAAAGATTTTAATCTAAACCCTGCAAAGCTTTCGTTGAATACTGCTGCAGCTTCATCTATGAACGATGCTCTTAGCTTTATCAAAGCATCTAACCCTGATTTTGCAACACTGACAAACCAAGAACTTCTGTTTAAAGCTGAGTCTATTTTTAATCGTGCTAACCCTTATTCAAAAATGGGTGGTATGATTACTAGGCCAAGCAGCAATGTGCCTTCGCTTAATGCCATGAGTATGGCTGACATGCAAAGGGTTCTTGCTGGTGGAGATGATACATTTAAGCTAGATGGTTTAGTTCACTTGGGAGATGGCACTACAGTTAACACAACCTATTTCCCTAGGTATGGAAATGAAGTTGTTGATGGCAGAATTGCAAGGACAACTAATCTTGCCAACGCTGATGCTTCTGTTGCTGCTAATCTTACTACTGCAAGAACTCTTGGGTCTTTACCTCAAGGAGCATTAGACGTAGAGAGGATGGCAAAAGATGTAGAGATAGCAGCGCTTAAGTCTACAACTGAATCAAGAATACTTGATCAAAAGATTGGGAAAGCTGCAGAAAAAATTGCTGTTGATTATTTAAAATTTCCAGATGCTCAAGTGTATAACAATTCAAAAGATGCTGGTGATAAGTTAACTAATTTGTTTGGTTCCAATGCTCTTGATAGACTGGAAGGCTTAGGTAAGTTTAAAGATAAAGGATTGCCTATACTTACTGATGACGCATACAAAGTGTTGAATGACATCAATAATGTAGTACCAGAGATAGCTAGGCAAGAAGCAGCAAAGCTTGGCATACACCCAGATGAATGGCTTCGCAAGTTTGGAATAAGTGACGATCACCTTAAGGCAGCACTGTTAGATCAAACTACTTACAACACGGCAAAGAGTTACTCAAAAGGTTACAGCTTAAACGGCATGGTGCAAACACCATCAGGTAAAATAATTGAGAACCCATTAATTGACAATGCTTTTAGAATCCGAAACGAACTTAAACTTCAAGGCAAAGACCCATCGTTTATTGCTAACCTGCCAATCGTTGACGATGTAACTAAGAGTCAGATCCTTGCAGCTAGAAACGCAAGGGATATTGCTGAGACTATGGCAAAGCAAAGTCCTGCACATCTTCCAGCTGGTACAGTTATTCCAAATAACAATTTGTTTACTGGCAAAGTTGGTGACGCTCCTGTTGGTGCTCCTTTCTATGAGCACATTCTTGACTCGCTAGATAAAAGAATATCTTCGTCATTCACTGGGGCAACTAAAGCTAAGGCTGTCTTTAATAATGTTCTTAAAACTGGGATGAATACGGTTGACCCCCACAATACCGTGACATTTGAAACAGCTCTTAGGAATACAAGATTAGATCCAGACAGAGCAATTAAAAACTATGCTGACAGTTACTTAGATACTAATAGGTTTGCTGATGTTAAAACAAACCCATTAGATCAGCCTACTTTGCAAAAAATAGAAGAAGCAACTGTTGATTTGCAAACTAACAGAAGGCAATATGTTATTGATGAGCTCGCTGCTGATTTAAAAATTGAGCCAGCAGATTTAATGGCAAACATTAATAACTATGGTGAGCAAATAGCAAGAAAAGAAAATGAGCTGGCGTTCAGGCAAGTATTTAAACAGCTTAGAGTTCCAGAAGCATCAATTAAAAACATAACTCAAGATGTACTTAGCTTTACTCCTGCAGCTCCGCTTCATCCTGTCCTTAAAATGTTTGATGATTACTCAGAAATATTAAAGGGTGGCTTGACTGTTATAGCTCCCGGTTTCCATGGTCGTAACCTTATCTCAGGTCAGACTACCAATGTGGCATCTGGCAGTTCAGGTACAAGGCCATGGGAAGTAATATCTAATGCGTATCAAGCAGACAAGGCTGCATCTGGTAAGGTAATTAACAATATATCTAGCGACCTTCCTTTGTTTAAACAGATTAATGAGCAAAGAATAAATAAAGGCTTGGCTCCTCTTACAGATGAGCAAGCAACCAGAAGATTTAACGAGATGCTATATGAGTATGGGGTTATTTCTCCTAGCAAAATTGGAGAGATGGTTGTAGATCCAGCTGGTCTTGCAGCTAAGGTGGCACAACAAGTTCCGGGTGAAGTACCAACAAGATCTGCTGCAAGTTTGACTGGTGGTTTCTGGGATTTAGTTAAGCGTGGGCCAGACAAACAGCTTGCCGACACGATTCTTCCTGATGGAACAAGAATTAGGTTAGCTGAAAAAGGAAAGTTAGAAACAAACTTTCAGAATCTTATACCAGCAAAAATTGTTGACGGGCAAATACAAAAGAACATAGATAACTTTGCGCCATTTACTTGGGGTAGAGATGTTAATCAAAAGATTGAAGGTGCTAATAGAGGTGGAGCTTTCCTTGGATTTTTAAAACAGGGATATAGCCCACAACAGGCAGCTAACTTGGTAGCAGAAAGCCATGTTGACTACTCCGCTTTGACTAGCTTTGAAAAGAATGTAATGAAGAGAGCTATACCTTTCTATACATTCACCAAGAAGATGGCTCCGTTTGTAGCAAAAGATATCTTAGAGCATCCCGGTGGTCTTACTGCACAGTACGCTAAGACAGCTGGAAGGATGAGGTCTGGTGATGAGAACACAGCACTACTGCCTACGCATTTAGGTAGCGGTATGCTTTATGACACAACAGAACTAAGCCAAGCTTTAGGTGGCGTTAAACCTGAGGGTACACGCACATTCTTTACTGGGCTTGATCTTCCAGTTGATGCTGTCTCTGCATATCTTAGTGATCCGTTTGGGCGCAAACCATTCCGAGGTTTTGAATCTTTGCTTGGGTCTTTAAACCCAGTATTTAAAATGCCATTGGAGATGGGAACAGAGAGGCAGTTCTTTGGTCATAGAAATCTTGATGACTTGTATAGTCCAACAGGCAACAGGCTTCTTGACCAAGCGTTAATGAATAGTCCTTTCTCTAGGCTAATTGGCATGGGAAAAACTTTAGCTGATGAGCGAAAAGATCCTCTTACTAAAGCCCTTAATCTTACCTTGGGTGGTAGGTTTACAGATGTGGACACAGAGAAGTGGGCTAACCTAAGAGCTAAAGAGTTAATTAAAGAAAGGCTGACTGGCACTAGTGGTATAGGCACATTTGAAAAGGTGTATGCTAGACCAGATAAGATTCAAGAACTTACGCCAGAACAAATTGAATTACTTAGGCTACAGAGGAACATGGAATTGAATGCGTTGCTGTACAAGAAGGCACACCCTAGACAGCAGCCTATATTTCAGTGATAGTAAAGTTGTAGATAGCTTCAACCAATTTCTTCTTAAGCTTATAGATGTCTGTCCTATATCCTTTAACATCTTCGACAACTGTACCGTGATTTTCTAGGTCACGGTACACGAAGTCAGCAACATACTTACATATCTTCTTACCATTAACCTCAACCTGATATGAAACTTGTGTTGCTAGATCTGAGATCACCCCCTCTCTTAGTAGAAGTAAAAGTTCTGCATACCTTTTACCCTCCTTCTGTGAGTGAAATTTTATCCCATCCACAATCACGATTTTGTTGCCGTATTTATTTCTTCTCATTAGGTTTTCTTTTTAAGGTTTTATTCTTGTTAAGTTTGAATATGCTGCCGTCTTCCATCATCCCCTTAACACGATCAAACTCTTCAGTGGCCTTTTCGTACCCATGCACAAAGTTCCTCACTGCTTGTATGTAGCCAAGTTCATCCAGTGTTTCTAAGGTAAGACACCAAGTCTTAGGTTGTGTTTCTTTTATCCAGCTTACCCCAACCCAACTAAGCTTAAGCTCTAGGTCATGCTTAGTGTAGTTGTCTTCGTTGGTGTAGCTTGCATCCCTTATAAGATTGCTCCACTCTTCCTTGTCTATCTTCTTGTTGTCTTTGTTGTAGTACAGAAGTTCGTCTGGCATTGTCACTCCTTAAAAAATCAGGGGTCACTGTTATGTAACCCCTGTTTTTGTTTAGCCTATCTAGGTTCTCCAGATTCTGGAGTGTCCTCTAATAAGTCCTGAGATCCAACAGCCTTATTAAGTTGATCCTTTAGGAGACTTGTCTTAGATCTCCTTGCTGTATCATCCTGTTTACTGGCTTTATTTTCAACAGGAAAATCAACATTCGGAGCCATTGAGAAGCCTACATTATGGAACGGTCTTTCGTCTTCATCGATAGCTGAATGCAGGTCAGTACAAAGTGGCAATCTCTTAGCCAGCTTTCTAATGACAGTCTTCTTAGCCATCTCGGTAAACGCCGTATTCCACGGGGAATCTCCACCAGCCTTAGAGTATTTATCACGATGCTCAAGGATCTGATTGAGACTCATGTACTCTATATCAGTGGCGTTGTTCTTAAAGAACACTGATGAATAGAAGCCAATGATATCGCCGGGATCTCCACCTAATGATGGCTGATGATTAAAGCATGGGTTGTCAGAGTAGCTGATGCTGAAGTGGTCCTTACTGTAGACTACCCGTGCATCAAACCGTAGCACACGATCAGACCTATACGCCAGCTCGATCAATCCACGATAGCCAATCTGAAAGTTAGCAGTAGTGCCAGCCTTGCTACGGTATGGTATCAGGTATGCCTGACCCAATGCTCCGGTCAATTCTATGCCAAGCTCTGCTGCCTTTACGATGCCAGCTAAGATGCTAGCTTGCGTACATTCCAGCAGTGCTGGTGTAGTCTGCACTAAGGTCATCGCTGTTCTGATTAGCTTCTCTGGTTTAATGTTCGCTGAACATGCCATGCCAATCTGTTCTTTAACTCTGGGCTCGGACAGAAAAGTCCTAAGCTGTGTCGCCTTGTTAGTGGCGGTTGTCAATTCCGTACTCATTAGTATTCTTCTTTCTCGCTAAGTTTAAAACTGGTTTTGTAATAGCTACTTGCTTTAACAACAGACTCCTTGCGCTCTATAACTTTCCTTTCTATTACGCCTCCGCTTGGGAACCTTCCTACTTCTGCATCTCCCATCATCAAGATCAGATCAGCTTGCGCCTTGTCTTTTAATCTTGCTGCTTCATCTTCCTTTTTCTTTTCGTCAAGGTAAGTATGCAGTAGGGTAATGCTTTCCATTGGCAAGTCAACGCTCTTGCCTGTGATCGATTTAAATTTCTTTACAAACTCTCGCCCTGATTTAGTGCTAGTGTCAGGTGACGGTGGGTTTCTATTGGTTACCCTAGCCCAGAACTCGTGGGCTATGTCTTGCAGATGCTTGATCACATCTTCATCTCTATCTACTCTATAGATTCTAAAGTCTGATGTGTCAATCAGCACTGGTACATAGGCGGTCTTGTGTCCGCTTATACCCATCTGATAGTGGACCTGCACTAGATACTGAATAGGTATCTGGTCAGTCATCTCTTCGCCCCACTTGATAGCGTTGCGAGATCCAGTAGTCTTAACTTCTACTACTACCTCCTCACCGTCAGGCATGATAGCAATCCTATCAAGAGATGCCATGATGTGAGGGTGATCAGCCAGTGACATGATAGGTAGTGGTGGTGCTTTGATCTGCGCCTTCATTACTCTACCAAACTCATCTGCTACTATAGGTTCAAGTATGTTTCCCCAGTGGGTGAACTGATTACTGAACTCATTGATCTCTTCTGATGTCTTGTCTAGGTACACATCGAAGGCAGACTTCCAAGGGTTAACGCCAGCTAATGAACTGATGTCACTAGCACCTACCCCCTTCTTCCTAGCCTTCAGCCATTCTGTTCTGTCCATGTCCATGACTAATCCTTTCGCCGACTTTATAAAACTTATTGGTTGGAATTAAAACGCACGGTTCAATATCTTCTGAGTCGTTCCTGTCTGTCCTCCCTCCTAGTATTATGTTCTGGTTGTAGAAACAATCGAAGCTTGCTACATACACCCCATCTAAAGCACTGATAGCAAGAGCAAACTTTATTCCTGTTAAGTCATATAAGTTCTTAGCCATCATCCACTTCTTAAGTGACAGCATGTATCCACCAAACAGATTGATTTCTCCCATGGTGTAGTTCCTTTGCTTGATCTCAACCCAAGCTACGATCTTGTTACCACGCTTGGCTATGTAGTCTATCTCCCACTTCATGGGTGCGCTTATCATTTCGCAGCCCATATATTGTTCGATAGCTGCAGCTATTTCTTTCTCATTATCTTTATTTTTTTTTGTTTCGTAGGTCTTTTGCATGAGTCCTCCATGTCTAGGTAAAGTTTCAGGTATCCTGCCATGTCTATTACATTGTCCCTCTTGTGACTTGAGATCTCCCGGCATAGCTTTGTTGCAACCATGCAAAGAAGCACATCTTTTGGTGTTACATTCTTCTTTAAGATTAAGCTCCATAGTTCTGCTGTCCTTTTGTAGTTATCATCGGGAGTACCGTAGTGTTTGCCCCTCTCCCTTATAGTGTCAATCACTTCTGTGAACATATCTTTTTTAATCATCAAAGTATTCCTCGTTAATGTCAGCTGACCTTACAATCCTAACCTCTTCCGTATTATCCTTGCCCGGATAAACTAACACAGCTAAGGCAGCTGCTGTGCATAGCGTGTGCCCTCCATAATCAAGTGCTACAATGAATGCGTTTGACTGTTTGGGGTACAGCATTATCCTTGCTAGATCCTTAGCCTGTTTGACCTGAGCTTTGGTGTATCCTGTCCTACTGTATACACCCATAACTTTACAGAACAGTACCTCTTTCTCTTCAGGTACTCGATCCTTCTTAGGTGATCTTCGCATTGCTACCTCCAATAGATTTAAGTTCGTTCCTTACATACAAAGCAATAAGCTTAAGCGTCCAACCTAACTTGCCTTGCTTGAGTAACCTTCTGCCATAGGTCCAGCACCGTTGGTTAGCTACAGTTTCCGGTATCTTAATGTTGTTACGCTCAAGCTCATCAAGTATCAGGCGATAGGTTACATGAGTGCGCTTAGTGTACTGGTGGTTGTCAACAATACCCTGAGCTACATCATCATTGCTTGGCCCAACCCTGATGTCTCTGGAGTAGCCAATCTTCTGGCTAATCCTTGAAGAGATCTCGTTGATAGCGTTCACCCTGCATGTGGATACAACCACTGGGTCATGCGTACCAACCATCTCCTCTATGCGCTTAAGCTTCTTAGACTTGGCTACCATCCTTGACATCAGTGCTTGGCGCAACCGCTTATGAATGCTAACCTTTTCTTTTCTTTTGTTAGGCTTGGCTATCATCTGTCGTTCATAGCCTGAAGCCTTGACCTGCGCTAGCACCCTCAGGTACATCTTAACTAGCATCTCGCCAATAGCTTTCTCCTCTGGCATCTCGAACCCTCTCTTGTGTTCGCTACTCCATCTCCAACAGTAGGGTGTGTTGCGATACCCGATTGGCATGCTGGTATTAAATGGCGTAGCACCAACAAAGAACTCTTCTACATACTTACGCCTTGCACCTTGCACTTCTCTTGTGCGGGTTACAATTCTACTGCGCTCGAAGTCTGCAACTGACGCTAGGATTCCAGCCATCAGCTTACCCACATCTGAATCAGTGGAGACATTGATATCTAGTAGGTGGACAGCAACGCCCTTCTCTTTCAGTACCTCCATAGTCTGCGCCATGTCACGCATACTTCTGAATGCACGGTCAAGCTTAGTGACGATGACTGCATCACCCATCTTGGCTTGCCTTAATATCTTTGCACCACCTGCTCGCTTCTCAAAGCCTTTGGTGGCAGAGGTGGCTGCATCTTCGATGATTACAAAATCATGGGTGGCTTTAAATTTGTAGTCGTAAAATCTTTGGAGGCATTCTGTTTGTGCAACAAGCGTCAACTCTTGCTTGCTTGTACTGCCTCGAACATACCCGTATACTGTCGCCATAGCATCTCCTTTCAAGAGAATAAGTTTATCATATTTTGTTCTAGTATGAACTCTATATTTGCCTCACTATAACCAATGATGATTGACTCACCATACACGCCAGCTGTGTAGTGCTTTCGCATTGATGTCAAAGTATCTATCAGTGTGTAATCAATCATTGGATCGAAGAGTTTAGACATCTTCAATGCGATTGAACCAATGACACCTGTCGCTCCATCTAACCTGATGTTCCCGTTGTGTACTTTATTCTTGGTTTTCCAAGCTGTATGCAACGCTTCTAAAGCTTTGTTCTCGCCAGTCTTCTTGTCATCAAAGCATGACTTGTCAAGCGATATAAGATAGTGGATGTTATGCTCACCGTCATCTGTGTAGTGGCTAGTAAAATCTATCTCTGTCTTCTTTGGATTGTCTACTTTAATAACCTGAGTAAAGGTACTTCTTGATTTACCTATAGGTTTAAATGCCATCTCTTTAAATGGCCCAATGCATAACTTCTTCCATGAGTTAAGCGTCAGTGTTGGTGGACTTATTTCAAATCGCATTCGTCATCCCTCATCTTTCTTACAATAATATATTTCTCGCCGAACCCTTCAGGGATCTGCTTACCTTTAGCCATGGTTCTAAGTGTGTCCGACAGTAAGAGGTTAAGCCATTCTGTTATGGCACTAGCTAGCACCCACTGTGCTTGCTTCTCTTCTGTCGTTTCAGCGTGGGGAAATGTTACCAGTGGTTTGCCAGCTGTCTGCTGCTTGTCTACCTGACCTACGCATACCACTACGCTTTGCCCATCCATTGTGCCAGCTAATTCGCAGAGCACAAGCTCTGCCATCAGCCTATCTTTACTACCCTTCTTAGTTACAATTTTGTAACCGTGTTCTGTTCTACTAGACATGTTGAATCCTTTCGTTTAGAAGTCGAAGTTGTAATCGAATACTTTCCATCTGTCTACACCAATAATATTATTTATTGAAAATACTTTTGCTCCTTATGATCGTGGGGAAATTGATATCAGATGCTAGTGCTATGCCCACTAGACGCAAGTCTTCTCTGATATCTAAGTCTGGGAAACCACTTCTAAGATGTGGGATTGGATGCTCAGTAACAGCTGACCCGTAGTTGTCAGCAACTATCATCCTATCAGTACGGCAATTGATAGAACTGTCAAGCTTGACATTCATCGTAAGTCCATTGCGTGATAGGTACATATTATTTTCGCATGGCAAAGAGAACGAATTGCAGTTGTTGATTGTGTAGTTCATAGCAGTGGGTGCTATGATGTGACCAGCTAGTATACGGCAGTCGTGGGCTGTGGCTATTGCACCATCTGAATCAACATAGAACTTCTTAACTGCTGCCCTAGCTGCTGTTGCTATTGATGGGTCGTAGTCCTCCTTGCTTAGATGTGCAAATCTCCTGCGATATAGTGAGCAGTTACCTATCTCGCTGTCTTCTTGCATAAGATCGTGAAGCTTGCGACCCTTGTCGCTAAAGATACGCATGCTGTCAATAGATTCTAATGCAGATATGTATTGTAGGAAAGCACTGATAAACTTATCGCTTACCTCATGCTTGCATACATCATCGTAGTTAGGCAGGTTGGTAAAAGACTCACGCCAATCGTCATTGCCATGCTTGACTTTGTATTTCTGTACCAGCTTAAGCGTGTCGCAGTTGATGGCAGTCGTGATGCCTGTTGGTCTATGCTTGACGAACAGTCGTTGGTATTGCCGTGGATTAATACACTGGTGCTCGTCAACATATTTCTGGAAGCTAGTAGAACCTAACCGTTTCATCTCGCCACCGTGATCAGATCTTACCCCTTCATACACGATCATGTCGTGGCCTATCTCTCTGGGCTTAGAGTACACATGAGTAGTAATGCCACCACTCCACGAAAGACCAGTGCTGAACACACGCTCAAAGAACTTAGGTGATATCTTGTCGTTGCGAATATAAAGGTCCTTGAACTCTGAGTAACTTGATCTGTCCTCATACGCTGGTATACCCATGTATTGCCTGATACTATCAATGCGCTCTAGATCATTACACAGCAGACCGCCGTCTAGTCCAGTTGTCATCCATCTGTGGGAGTTTCTTGCGTCAAAGTACGCTGCTGTACCAGTCCCCTCCATCGTAAGAGTGGCTTCCTTCTTAGAGTAGATCTGTGCCATCAGCTTTTCGTACTTGACACCAGCATCAATGCCTTTGAACCAGTAATAGCCAGCACTCATGCCGTTGACTTGAGAATTAGTTCTCGTGTCTAAAGGTGATATCGTGTTGTACTCAGTGCGTGACGCACTCATGGTGCGTGTCACTTGCGGTAAGTTAGCAGGTGATGCTAGTACCCATCTGTCCTTGCGATACCATTTGTTCCACTCGTTGTTGCGGTGGGCTATCTCTATTGCTCCTTCGTGGTTATCGATGTGTGGGTAATCGCCTTCTGAGTTATAGTGTGTTGTCCACTTAGATTTGAATCTGTCTACAAAGTTGGGTTCACCTTTGCTAAACCCTAGCTCGCAGTTGATCATGGTCTCATCGCTTATGTCCTTGCGCCTTGACTCTCTGATGCAGCCCATCATAACCCTCCCCATGATGTGTGCCATGTAGCTATCCATCATGCGGTACGCCTTGGCTACTAACTCTTCAGGAACATGCTTATCTAGAATATCTCTGGCGTTCTTGGAAAACATTTGCATTCCGTAGTCACCGCTTGTCACCTTCGATGTGGTTCTCTTAAGTCTTACAAACACTTCTTGCATAGCCTTAGTGTTGTCATCGAACACACTAGGCTTCTCGCCAACCACACGATAGTACCCATCTAAGCAAGCACCATGCCACCTACTGCAAGACCAGCTGTCACTAGCTGATTGGACATCGCACACAAAGGGCCATGCCGGGTAGTAACCTAAGACATAGTTGATCACATATGATCGTAGTGTGTGGAATGTCTTCTCGACTGGATCTGCTGATAGATGTGGAGCGTCACGGCGCATGCTTGATAGCATGATCTTCATATCTTTCTTGTGATACCCTGCCTCTTCCCTGAATGTAGCGAGGGCAAACTTAATGTGATGAACTATCTTTCTGTATGATGCAGTATCTCTGCAGATGTTACGCTTGTACAATGCGCTGAGTTCATCCATTAACTTAAGCCTTGGCCCAACCATATGAACGATTGCACCTGTACCGTCAGTTACCACCTGTGCTATGTGGTGCATAGCATATCTCCACAGGTTTGTCCTTGCAGTAATGTATTGGTTGTTGCCATAGTATATGAACTGCTTGTCGCAGCCATTGATCTTTTCTTTGTCATGCTTCATAGCAATCCTACGGTGATCAGCCATGCCAAACAGTTTCCATTGAACGCCTAGTATATTAACAGTCTTCATTGTAACTCCTTTTACTCTGGGCAGAGTAAACACCAGCTTGACTCGGCCCTCAACGCAAGGGCCAAGTCATCGCTGTAATATCATTGCACTATATCTACTACCACACCATACTCAGGTGGCTTGCCAACATGATAGCCTTGGCAGTGGCGCACCCAGATTACATCTACACCGGGATCATTGGGGTAGCAGCTAAAGCAATCCGTAAGTGATACGATCACCTCAGCTTCTGCAACCAGAGCTTTCTGTATTGCATCTACATGGCTAGTGCCACCACCCTGTGGCTTAGGCATAACGAGCTCATCGTCAGGTGCTACCTCGACCACCTCGTATGCATCTACATTGTGCATGATTAGCACAACATCACACTTGGCAGTGTCACGAAACGCACGGATCTCTGCCATGAAGTCACCAAGGGTTTGGTTATTGATTGACCCTGATGTGTCAACCAGCACTGCCACCTTAGGACATGCCTTCCCACCAAGGATAGGTAGTATCACACCCTTGGCAGCTCGCCTACTGGGCCGAGTGTACACATAGTCCTGCTTAACCTTGCGGGTTAGCAGGTCCTGAAGCACACGCCTCCAGTCAACAC